CTCGAAGGCAGTCGGCCCTAAACCCGTGCCCAGTACGTTGAATAGCTTTCCATTGAGTGCATAAAGAGGATCTGTAGAAAGCGCATTTATGACAATAACCTCGCCCGCCGTGAGCGTATTGGTTGCTGTAAGCGTGAGGATGCCGGACGAATACGAATAAGCTGTGATGGAGATTGAATTACTTGCGGCCAATGTACCGCTGAAGGATGGGGGTGCGCCTGGGCCTACCTGTGAAACACGGTCATTCCATCCAGTCTGTGCGGGGGTTGTACCCACAATCTGCTGGGGAGGATAGCTGCCCTGAAGAAGATCGGAAATGGCAACGTATTGGCGCGAGTTGGCAGTGAATGAACTGGCGAAACTATTAGCCGGAGGCCCACCAAATAGGGGAACCAACACGCCGGGATTCGTGCTCACATATTCAATCCAAAACTCGCCTGACGCATCGAGAGCCACATTGTAGATGTTGCCGAATGCATCTTCATAGGTAGCGATGAAATTGAAGTTCTCTTGTGTCGGCAGAAAATCTGCCTTGAGCGTCACATATCCTATAAATACTTCAGCCGCGTTGTTTCCTGTTGCGGTTAGGCGCACCCCGAAGGTTGTGTTATTGAGGTCTGAATAAATCCACGATCCTCCGAATAGATCATTGATGCCGCCAAACGACAGTGTCGTTATAGAGCCTACATTCAGCGCAACCGATTCAACATTCCCGACCGGGATGCCTGCTTTGAGCATTTGCACGTTGAGGGTACTGGCTGCGGAGGCATAACCTTTGACGGCTAAAGTGAATCCTTGCGGCGTTACCGTCGCGGGAAGCGAGAACCCGAACTGCTTAATGTCAAGTGCATCTGTTGCGATTGCACCAGAATAGTAAACAGTGACCTGCAACTCATTCACGTTAACGGTTGTGGTCCCAGTTGTTGATGCAAAGAGGTTTACTTGAAGCGTGGAAAGCGTCGAAGGCGTCCAGCTTGAATATCCCCACAAAGATCCGTTGCCGCCTTCCGTATAGACAGTGGGACTAGTTGTGAGCGTAACGGCATCAGTAACATTACCTACCGAAAGGGCCACCTGAAATGAGGGAGCGGCCCCGCTATAATCCGCATTGAACGAAATCCCCACTCCGGTAATGATTGCTGTGCTGGGTATCGATAATCCCGTGATGGCTGCGCTCAGGGTTTGTGCGGTTGGGCTAGAGCCGGAAGGAATTACGGCGTACCAGTTTGTGATATGAGCTGTCAGTGTTACCGGTGCGGATCCACGGCTGCCCCATTCTATGTTGACTTCGATCTGGACACGAACGGTACTGAGATTGGTGATACCAGAAATTGAGATCGGAACAGTAGTTGGTCCAAAAGGGTTATTCCACTGGTAAGCTGTTGTCCAAGTCACCCCGCTGTCTATAGAATAATTCAGGTTGACGTAACCAACATCAGATACGATCATGCCGCTCGCCACTGCTACATAGAGAGTCGCAGAAGTGGCTGGAGTTGAATTAAAACCAAGCAGTGTAGTTGTTTGATCAACATTCTGATTGGTATAAGTTGCGGTTGCGTTCACAGAACCATTGGTCTGATTCGGTGTGACACTGCCGCCGCCGCCCGATGAAAGCGAGACGGTAGCAAAGGCGCTATTGCTATCGATATTGGTAGGGTTCGTCCATGCTACGCCACCGCCAACAGATGAACCATTTGAGGTTGCTGAAGATGCGGAAACTGATGTAAATAGGTTGGCTGTTGCATACACGCCTGTATTTAGCAGCGCATTGCCGGGGTTCGCCCAGGCCGATCCACCGAGCGATGTATCTACTGCGGAACTACCCGGAGACGGCCCCACAGAATTGCCTGAATAGGTAAAGGGGTTCACGAGCCCCTGTCGAGTGAAGACGGAGCCGACAGCATAATCGCAATTGGTATTTCTAGGGCTGCCACCTTCAGGGGTGTCGTGGGGCTGAGTAAGCGTCACAACACCCGCAAAGGTTTCCAGCATAGCCGACATGCGGCCTTTAAGGTCGTGGCCCAAGGTTTCCTCCGATTAAGCCCTGACCCATTCCGCCTCAAACTCCACAATATCGCTTACCACGGTACTTGGGAGTGCGCCGGCAGCGAGTTCGATCAGCGCGTATTGAGTTGAGACGACAGCAGCATCGACGGTGAATATCTGAACAGTTCCGTTGGCTTTGTTGTAGCCGTAAACCCAGCCGGAACCTGAGATACTTTGAAGCCAAAGCGTATCCGGCCCAATGATCTGGACCGCGTTGCCTGTCTCTGCCGCGCTCCCTACATTGGCATGAGTGAAAGCCACCGTAAAGGAAACGGTTGTGCTCACAGATGCTACCTGGAGTGTCAAGCCATTCAGGAATGGCGCCGTAGTCAATCCAGAGAATGTCACCCACTGACCTGCAACGAGGCTGTGCTTGGCCGTCACCGTTACCACGTTTGATGTGAGCGCAATATTGGTAATCGTGAAAGATGCTGGCTGCGTGAAATGCCCGACCGCGACATTCTGCGCCGAAGCGTCTTGGAATGGTCCAAGGACACTTGTAGCTACGTTCCAATTGGGCAACAGGCCACCGGCAACGTAATTGCCCGCCGCAAAGCTGAGGAGTCCATGCTCATAGGTTCTGGTCGCGGTGAGGTCCAGACCATAAGGTGCATTGTAGAGCGTTTTTGTCACAACTGCGGTTGCCATAGATTCTCCTAGTAAAGTGCGTTGGGCCTTCCGGCTGCTCCAGCTTTTCCGTTTCCGTAGGGCTGGCGTTGATAGTCGATCATCTGACGGTCTCGCGTGATTTGCTGCCTGAGTTTGAAAATGGATGCCTTTGCGTCCAGGCGGGCATCAGCTAAAGCCGCGCCGCCGAGACGAGAACAATACAGCGCTGCAATCTTATCTGCGACTGCTTCCTGGCAATCAAGGATCGGAACATAGGTCGTTTCCCAGTTGATTGATGAGAAAGCCAAATCCGCAAAGGTGAGAACGTAACGCAGGCGAATGTCCATATAACCCGTGGCGCCGTGCATCCAGATTCCATCAGTACGCCATTCCCACTCACCTAATGCTTGCACCTGGTTCTGCGGAGCCAGCGCCCCCTCTGATTGCCGCATCTTGCCAAAGGGATAGTTTGACCCGCTCTGGCGTTCCCACATTTCCAGCGGATAAAGGAGATTGCCGGGGAGCAGAACATTCGGCCAGTTCAGCAGGCCATCAAAGAAGCCTGTGAATTGAAGCGATGTCTGCACTGCTGGATTCATTGCGCCTACGCCTAGCTCCGAGTTGACCGGAGGCAGATTGTAGATGATGTAATTGTCGGCAATCAGTGTTGGCTGCCCCATGATTCGCACATCGCGGTAGGTATCGCGGATGGATGAATTCATGAAGTTCTGGAGGGTAACGCTAGAATCAGTGAGAATCTGACCCTCGCCGGGCGTACCCGTAGCACCGGCCTTGTCGTCATTTACCTTACTGCGCGCAAGGTTGGCGATGGTTTCCAGTGAAGGGTACGCATTGTTCCCGCCAATCGGCATGTTCACCTCATCTTACATCCAAGGGCTTTGCGGGACTGACAGTTGATGGAGACCAATCCTCTATGCCACCGACAAATGACCCGCTCTGCCCTTGGAAGATTGTTAAGCCGCTTCCTCATTACGCGGCCTGCCCGGTCCTCGTTTTTCCGAAAACTTCTGCTCGATCCAGCGTTCGAGCTTTTCATTGTCCGTTGGGGCGCCGCAGTGAATACAGATGCGCGCGGTCGGCTGAATACTCTCTCCGCAAGCGCCACAATTCACCTTGTTCATTTCCGCCTGGTCGGGTACTAAATCAGTACGATGCCAGGAATAGGAGAGTTTCTTGCCGGCGAGCCGGAACTTGTTGAAATGCTCAACCGCGGCATGGCTGATTCGGTTGGCACGGCCAGCCGCTTCATTCACTCCGCCAGGACCGGCTTCGATCTTGGCCAGTTCTGATAGTTCGTTCTGGAAAGTTGTTTCCATTCGCTTGCGCGCCGCCTTGAGTTCCTGTGAAGTTGGCGGATTGTTTGTACTCCAGAAAACCCCGAAATTGTTCAAGTTTCCGCCCACGTTAAGCGCGTTCACGTCCGAGAGGTTCTGGTCCGTTCCAGGATTTCCAGGTGCAAGCATCCGCGTGGCTTCACGATATCCGTTAATCCACCGCACCAGCCGGTTGCCGTTCTCGTCACGGTAGCTCTCTGGAAAGGGATGCGTGATTGAATTGACCAGCGTATATGCCTCATCGGTCGGGCACGCTCTAATGAGCATGTGCGGATGGTTTGGGAAGCGCGGCTCGTTGAATTCGAGAGGCGCAACGTTGTAAACGTAGATTGGTGTTGACGACGGAGCAAAGTTCTCCTGAATTTCGGTGATATTAACAGGAAAGAACTGCTCATTGACGGCCGCGGCATGTCTCGCGGCTATTTCCGGTTTGTATTCGATGGCTTCCATCAGTTAAGTCTCCTTTGGGACTGCATTGTGCGGTTGCGGTGCATCATTGCGACGAGTGCCGCGTTGAAGTTGCGTTCAATGGAACGCTGTTTGTCCTCAAGCCATGAGGCGTGAAGATTTGGGTTGATTTTGACAGAATCGTAGGCATCGCCGATTGCTTTGGTGCGCTCCATCTCTTCCTTCTCGTTCTGTTCTCGCATGAAGCGCATCTTGCACTCATGCGAAAGCAGCAGAGAAGCCTTGATAACAGGCACCATCATTTCGACAATCTCCGTTGATAGCGGAAAAGCCTCGATATAGAGCTTGCCTTCATTGAAGATTTTGGCGCATAAGTTGAGTGCAATCTGATAGCTACCGTGGTAGGGATATTCTCCAAGAATCTGGAGTCCGGTCTTTGGGCAACAATTCTCAGAGTAAAATGCCACGTCTGACTGCGGGCGAATATGCGGCATTTCAATGCACATGCCAGCATCCACCCATTGCAAGAGCATCCAGTGAGGTAGACCATCGGCAAGCAACTCATCCCGATAGCCGGTGTGCGTTTCGCCCATTGTCTCAAACTCTCCACCACGGCGAATCGTCTCCGTTTGTGCCCAGGCGAGTTTGAAGCGGGGCTGGCGGTAGCGGTTGAAGCCGCCCGCCTCTGTGAGTCGGCGTTGGAAGTGCTCAGGCGGCTTTAGGCGCTCCGGAGCGGCGCTGTGGGCCAGTTGCATCTAACTAACCCCCAATTTGAAGTGGCACTTCTCGATCAGTTTGAGATCGAAAACGCTGCAAAGGGTGAATGTGCCCTCATCCAGTTCAATGTCTTCCGTGTTGAACCCGCTGAATGTCACTATGTCGCCAGGGACCACTAGCTCATCCATCGGAAAGGATTTGCCTTCCACGATGTAGAACTTGGCAGTGGTCACAACAACACCCCGGTTTGCCGACTTGCGCGCGGATTCTGGAATGAAGAAACTGGTTCCGGCAAAGGTGGTTGCCTCTGCATTGCGCCGGATGAGCACGCGGTCGAAGATGGGCAGCGGATCCTCGTAGACGCGATCAATATCGACGAGGGATAGTTCTGGCTCTAAAACAAGCGTCTGCGCTTCCTCACTGGCAGGTTCCGCGTCCAGTTTCGTTCGCCGGTCAATTACTTCCATCGGTTCATGTTGCTTTGACATTTGGTCTCCTTGTGTTGCGGGGCTGTATTGCTACAGCCCCTTTGTTTTCAGTTAGTTGGCTAGATAGTTGGGCTGCTGGCGCCGTAAACATACAACTGATGTCTGGGCGCACTACACGCCATGTTGAAGGACAGTTCGTAGGCAAACTGATTGGTGGTCAGCCAGCCATTGTTCGAGGGATCGGGAACCGGCATGGTGGTGTTGCCGCCGCCAAAATCGTACAGTTGCAGTGGAACCAACTCGCCAATGTACCAATCCGCGGTGAGCATCATGTCGATGCGCCCAAGAGGCTGGACATAGCTGAGATGCACGTCCCGGCTACCAAAGGTGCCCTGGAAATACTTCTTGCTCACATCCGGCACTTTCCCGGTATTTCCTTCATTCGAGGACTGTTGCATGACAATCTGTTTGGTATAGTAGTTTGTCTGCGCAACTGCGAAAGCCTGATCCTCGCCGAAGAGGTAGATGCCGGAATCCTTGGTCTTGTTGGAGCCGCCCATCGCGCGCCCCAGCAATGCTTCGATACGCTGAGAGAGGCTTGCGCTTACAGCGCCCCCGTTCAGGTTGATCGACGGTGAAGAAACGCGGCTGGGATAGGTGGCGCGGTTGACGCCAGCCTGGTACCCGGAGGTTGACGAGTTGATCCAAGCGGTTGTGCCGTAGATTCCTTCACCGGTAACACCCGAAGAGCCGGCGATCATGATGTAATCGCCAGCGAGAACAGTCGTAGCCAGGGAGGTTCCATTGGTGAGAGTGCTGGAGTTTCCCGCCAGTCCACCAACAAAGTACAGTGTCGAGGTCACTGGGTCATTCACGCTGATGGTGGCATACCCGCGTACTGTTCCACCCTCGCTGGGGAAGAACTGCACCACCTGGTTATCCGTGAAAGCCATCGCACGCACACCGGTGATAGATCCTGGGCCGGTGGTGACGATGGTAGCTGTGGTGGGGATCTGCGTGATGGCGCCCGAAGAGTCGCCATACATCAGACCTTCGATACCAGCCATGGCGCTGTCGAGTGAATTCTTCAACTCTTCAGCTTTCAAGGAAATAAGCCCGCGTTTCTTGCCGTTGGTGGCAAGCTGCGAAAGGTGGGTTACCTCGTTGACGGCATAGTGCCAAATGGGCGAGAGAGTGAAGTCCTGCCACACGGACGAATTGCCGCGGCCAAGAGAGTTGCCGTCGCCGGTGCCCTGGGAGATATAAGCGCCACCCTGAACACGGAACGGAACGCGGAAGGAGGGGCGGGCCACAGAACTTTGGCCACCGACTGCACCCGCGAGGGTTTGAAAGGATACAGGAATCTTGGTAAAGCGTTCCTGCGCAAGCGAGTAGAGCGTCTTGCTCATGGGGATGAGCGATGGGATTGTGGTTGCAAACGCTTCTACTTCTACGGATTCTACGGCTGCTTCTGTGCCGAGTGCCATGTGAATTCTCCCAAACGGCACAATTGCGCGCCGTCAGTTGACGTGTTACGGTCTCTACGTCTGGAGAATCTTCCTATATGGCCGACACTTTTTACCGAGGCGTGACCTCGACGAGCCGGGAGATTCTTGCCGTCTTTCCGGCTGTCACCGTTGCTCGCTTAACCCTACGGTTGGGAATGAAAGTCGCTCCGCGAGTTGGTATCCGGCATGTTCTGCCGCGCGATCAATCTCTACGCAAAATCATAGCACAACTTAACGCCAGTTCACGAAATGGCCAGATTTCGTCCAGCCGCGGCCACGGATAAAGTTCAATTGTGCAGTATCCGCATCCGGTTTGTTCCAATCAATTTGCGCATCGGGCGGCTGGGCAGTGATCTTGAGCGGACCGCCGCCGGGAGCCGTCTTAGGCTCGCCAGGTTTGACTATACCAGTGCCATTCTGCGCGGCTCCGCCCTTAGGCGCTCCGTAAATGCTCTTGGCAACCTCAAACGCCTTATCTTTGGCCCGCCGATTGAATTCCGCCGCGGCGTAACTGGATACCGTGTCGTGGGTGCGGCTCTTGTTGGAATAGCGCAGGTCGATCTGCTGCCGATACGTCTGATCGGCGTTCATTTCCTCAATTACAGCATTTTCGAGGGTCGTCTTGTAATGCGCCTTCTGAACGTCATTGAGCTTGTACTGCTTGGCGTATTGATCGACTACCTGAGCGACCGGCTGCGTAATAGCAGCATTGGTTTTGGCTGCGACCGCATCACGGAAAATCTTTTCCTCGCGCGTATTCAGTTCCGTCTCGCGCTGCTTGATCTTGTCAGCGCCCGGATTCTGCGTTGTGCGAGCCTGCTGAACCTGTTTCGCGTTGGTTGCCTGCCCCTTGAACCAGTCGGCTATCTCTTTTACCAGCGCTTTAGAACGCACCTCGTCCGGTTCTGCCAGCGCGGCATCCAGGAAGCGCCCCAGACCTGCATTTTCGAGCATTGCAACGGCATGAGGGCCAACCGCTTCGTTATAGGCGGTCTGGTTGGTCTGTGAGAGCTTGTCCAGGTAGTGCGGCGCCAGCGCAGCCGCGCCTTCGGGAAAATCCTTAAACATTGCATCCAGGACTTCCGGGTTGCCCTCTTTGAGCGCGGCATCCTGCTGGTCGTAAGTCTGGAGCCGTTGTGTGGCTTGAGTGATGCCCTCCACTCCGCCGGCAGCCTCAATCAACTGCTTCGCCGTAGTCGCCTCTTGCGGCGTCTTGAAAGAGCTCTGGTAGCCTGTCGCAACCCGGAAATGAGTGTCGGCAAGTTGTTTGAGCAGTTTCGCGTCTTCAGGAGATGTCGCAGAAAGCCTACGCACAGCATCGCGGATGGCCTTGCCGGTTAACGCTTCCGGCGTCTGTTGTTGGCCCTCGACGCCAGTCTGCTGCTGTTGACTCTCTTGATTCTCAGGAGAAATTTCTATGTTTTGCCCCGCATCGACACCGGAATCTAATCCAGTGTCCTGCGTTGCGTCAGTTGCTTCGAGTGAGGCAAAATCTACTGCTGAATCAGCCATTGATGGTCTCCTTAGCTAACTTCCTCCAAAGACGGCTTCTTCGACATTACCGAAGATCGGCTCGACTCTGTGCTGTTTTCCGTTGAAGTAAATTGCGGCCACGCCGCCCGGTTTGATGCTATCGCCAAACTCAGGCTCTATATCGTGAGCGCCTTCCGTGAAGTTCACCAGTGCTGTGACATTGCTGGTATGGGCGATGTAGACAGTCAACCCGCCATCATGCGCCATTTCAAGGGATGCCTGCCAGAAAGCGAATTGCCGCTCTTCAAAATCGTTCAGAGATTCGCCCTCCGGCATACAAACCTCTGGATTATCGACAAACAGGCGTAACGCGTTCCCGTTCTCATCTTTTGGCAAACCAGTAAAGATGCCCAGCCGCCAGGGGAACAGTCCGCGGTGCTGAAAGACCTGTAATTTGTGCGGCCCTGCAATAATATCGGCAGTAATGAAGGCGCGGAGTAAAGGTGAAGAGATTATGTGTTTGATCGGCTCTTTGCTCAGGAATTTAGCGGCGGCGCGGGCCTGCGCCAGCCCCTTATCGTTCAATGGCGGGTCTGACCATGAGCGATACCGCCCATCGGCGTTCGCCATCGTCTCGCCGTGCCTTACGAGATAACCCACGATCCGCTCTTTCATAAGCGCCGTTTCGTTCTTTGCTTTACCTCAAAAAGTGGCGTGCGTTGGATCGTTTCCGTCTCCTGCTCGTCAGGTTGATTGGCGGCCTGCGGGTCACTTTGTATGCCCGCCGACTGTTGGAGCAGTTGCGCCTGCTGTTGCGGAGTGAGTTTACCAGTCATGCTCAACTTCGGCGGCGGGGCCTGAGCCTTGCTGAGTTTGGCGGCTATATCTTTATGGCCCTTCCAGTAAAGAAAGACATTCTGCCACTTCTTCCAATTCTCGCCTCCAGGAGGCTCTTTCTCAGACTTGCGCCGGAGTGCCCGCCCGTCCGATTCGCCCATCCAGCTAAAGACAGTGGCAGAAATTGTAGCGTGATCTTCAGATTCATCCTCGGCAACCGGCACGCTGGGCAGATATTGCGGCACCTGCTCAAGTTGCTTCTGAAGCGCGGCTACCTGCTGCTCTAATTGTTCGCCCTGCTGCAATTCCTCTTCGGCCAGCATTTCTCCGGACTGAACAACCGTGCTAGCAAGTGCCTTAGCCTGCTCATGTGTCTCATTCAATTGGTTTAACTGGTCTGTGAGTTTTTGCCAATCGGGATTGATAAGCGGCTCGGAATCCAGCAACCTTTCAATATCTTCAAGCGCTCCGTCTTCCCAGTTGGCCTCGTCCACGGTAATAATGTCGTCGAGTGACAATGCTTTGACGATTTCGCGCGTATTGGATGGACGGGCGACTACGGCGGCAACTTCCTGATTCTGCATCGCCATGTCGAGCACCTGCAAAACTTTGGCTTCGCGTTGAGCTCCACTCTCCGGAATGGCATTGATGGTTTCGGGGCGGCATTTCGCGTTGCCTTTCAGGTTCTCAGGATTTACCGTCACATCGCCATATCCAGGGACGGTATCGCTGATTTCTCCAACCCCATTTTCCGCACAGCACTTGGCTGCCTGCCGAATTGCCGTCGAAAACATCACATTGGCCACAATCCATGCGGCGCCAAGCCGTTCGAGCGCCTGCTGTAATCGAATTTGGGTAGCGCCAACCGTATTGTCTGATCCTTCTCCAGAACCGAACAGCGCCGGCGTGCAACCATCGACCGACTGAATCAGCGGTCCGAGATACCACTGGAACATCTCATACATGCCCGGTTGCGGAGTAGGAACAGGCGTTTGCGTCACCAAATCAGTGATTGGCCGGCCTTCAGGAACCGCCACAAACTCAAAACGCCCAGGACTAGCCTGCAACTGCGCCTGAGCTTCCGCATTGAATGCCTGGTCATCCATCACGGTCACACTGATGGCCGTGCGTACAAACTTGTCCCAGAGGTCGGCCCAGATGTTGATGCGCTTCTGGATAGGAATGTCGGAGGATCCGAGCGCGCGCCGGTTCTGGCCGAATCCGCGGCAGAACATGCCCAGCGCTAGATGGTCGTCCATGCTCTCAGTCCATGCGCAAGTCAACTCTTTGCCGTGAAGGATGCAGAACACGCCTTCAGGAAACTCCTTCAGGAGCCATTCGCGCTGGGGAGCGGTAATTTTATCGTCAAAGTACAGGCCAGGACGGAACCACATATATCCAACCGTGGATTCTCGTATTCCACTAGTTCCGGTGATGTACTTGCCAACAATACCAATTCTTGTATTAATTCTGGCAATGCGCTCAAATTCAAGTTCACCAGCAGTTCCCCAAGATGGCTTGATTTTATCGCCCATCCAGGGGTACTTTGCTCGCTCTGTAGCATAATCGCTCTCCTCAAAAACTTGAAAGTAGCTCATTTCATTGAGCCGATCATTCATCATGGGAGCCTTGGTCTCCAGCACGCCATGCAGGCTGGTGATCTCCCGCGTTCGGATAGTTCCATCCTCATTCAGCCCGAACGCTTTATCGGCTACCGTGCGCGTCCAGAAAACGCCGCGTGGATCAGTCCATGCGAGACCTGCAGTTGCGCGCTGGAGCGAAATAGAGTCGTTCGTCTCATACCATAAGTGCTTGTATTTATTGGATTCATCCGCGCAGGCTACATCGAGAGGGTTCTTGCTCTTGTTGGGCGTGAAATTGACTTTGATCTGGCCGCGGCAGAGTGCTGATGTGCTGATATCGCCTTGAGCACTCAGAATATTGGTTGCGTACAGATTGGCGTCATTCGTCTCTGCCAGGCCGTTCTTGTTCTTGCCTGCATCAGCGCCAATGATGTTCCAGCCGCCATTCTGGCCGCCCTCAAGATACTGGTAGCCGCGGTCCATGTGCCGCTCTTCCCATACTTGGAGTACAGAGAAGCGCCGTGCAGCCTCATCCGCCTGCGAACACGATTCAGCTAAAGTTATGAAAACATTGATGAGTGTTGGGTCAACCGCCTCAATATCCTTTGGTTTCCAGACCTTCGCGCTGGTGATGATCGACGGCGCTAGCTCTCCAGGGGCATACTCCTGGGCCGCTTGCCCGGTCTCGCCCTCATCACCAGTCGGAGGATTCTGGACTTCAGTTGCCACTCAGAACCTCGGTCGCGTTCGGAGGCAGCCCAGTTGCTGGATATGGTTCGGGGACTACGACAGCCGTGGGCGCTGACTCAGAGTACGGCACAAACGGCTTGAGCGGCTGGCCATCTGATCCCAACGGTCCAACTCCATACGATCCAGGGTACTCGGTTCCGTCGCTGCGCTGCGTCCAATTCTCGTACCGGGCGGTGCCTGAACCATCAGAGTTAGCAAAGACTTTATCTTCGATAGCCTGAAGGCGGTCGTCAAACTTGCGCAACGTTTCAATCAGAGTGATGATCGGCTCTTCACCCTTTTTTGGCGTTTCAGCGATATTAAGACTTTTGATTTTGCTCATTGCATCTCCTTAATTGGCGACTCTTGTGAATCTGCCAATAAATTCGTTGACTACTCGAATCAGTTTGTTGCACCTAGCGCCCATTGCTTCAAACTCGCTCTCAAGGCGTTGGTACTCGACTTGCCGCTCTGCATCTCTCTCTCGCAGCATATTGTTGTCGTGCTCTAGATCGTCTAGGCGCTGCGTTACTGTTCTGGTCTCCATTGGTCTCCTCGTCTAGCATCGGGCAGCCGTTGCGGTAGACACGCTCCCAGTTATTGCGGAACTCCGGCGTGATCGGCTTTTGCTTCTCGAAGTCCATTGCGCCTACTGTAATCCTGGAATCTGCAATGGCGCTGCTGCGGTCGCTTCCTTGCCAGCGCCCATCTGGTCAGCACCGCCGCCCATTCCGCCCATAGCCATCTCAACGTCTTCGCCAGTGTAGCCCATCTGCGAGAGCTGGTCCACGAGCTTCATGGCTTCGGGATCGTCCTGGATACTAGGTTTGCCCGCATTCGGGTCAGCGCCAGGATCTGCAGGCGGTGCGGCTGGTGCTGGTTTGGCTTGAAACGCCTGCATCTGGTTCGGGTACGGCTTACCGTCTTTACCTGGAAATGCCAATTGGTGCCTCCTCGGTCTTGAATGGTCCTTTGACTGGTTCGGTCTCTTCGGGTGGGTTTGCTCTGCGCTGGGCCCGGAATGCTTCGATGCCGCGGGGTTGGATGGCAACAGGCTTGACGTCCGCCTTGATTTCACGCTGGATGGCCGGCTTCGGCTTGAAAATCTGGATCAGCACTTCCTGCAATTCATCGATGCGGCGCTGCTTCTGGGAGAGTTGCGCGCGCAGATAGTCAATCTCTTCTTCGAGGTGTATCCTGTGGCGTTCCCACGGCCATACCCACAAGCGCCCGGTCTGCTTATCCCATTCAGGAGAATTCATCGCAGGTTCCCTTTCCACGACGGCGGTAATATCTGCCGCTTCGGCTTCTTCTTCGCTGCGTTGTGCCTGAACGCCATCATCATGCGCTCGACTGGCTCGGCAGCGTCCATGTTTTCAGAATATACCTCTTCCGCGCTCTTCTTGCGTGGACTCAACATGGATTTTAGCAAATAGCGCCCCGCATCCCCTAAATCCTGCTCTATCTTCGCCGTGCTCAAGTCCGTTTTCAGCACATCATCTAGGTTCTTTGGGTCGCGTACCAGCGCCGGGATAGCGTTCAGCCACTCCGGACACTCGCTCGATACCAGCACCGCATCATCGTACTGGAAGCGGTTGCCGTCCTTATCCACGCCCCAGCCTTTGCCCTTGGTCGCCTTAAACAGCGCGCCCATCATGCCGTATCCGCCCTTGCGGTCGTTGTCGGCCTTGATTGCGCCAGGCAATCCGTTGAGCTTCAGTCGGCGTGATTCCTGCGCGCCAATCGAATTCGGATCGTCCGTAACCTCTTCCGGAGAGAGAAAGAACGCCTTATGCTTGGGCCGCTCACTAACCGGCGTAGAATCAGCGATATCCTGTGCCACATCCGGCGCCTCTTTCTCGTTGATGATCATCTCGCGGTACAGCACCGTTACATTGATCTGCCGCTCTAAGTCCCAATCCAAGAACTGTTTAGCCTCGGACGGCTTGAGCGCGATACGGTACGCCCACAGCGTCACGCACCAGTGGGCCTTGCCCCAGCCTTGCG